AAATATATACTATCCCGGGTCAGCGATGCAAATCGCTTTTGGTGAAAGCGAACAGAATATTATACCTATCTTAACTTTTAACGATGATTTAACATACGATAAAGAAGAAATAGATTTGAAATTACCAAGAAAGCGAATTATTTACATGGATATAGATTCTGTGGTAGATTACGTTATTCCAGTCGAAGATGAGATAGAAGAACATCTTAGAGATAAAATTAAAATCACTGTCACAGGATTATATGATGAATTCAAAGCTTTTAAAAAAACAAATAAGTATAAAGAAATAATTAATTATGGAATTAAAATAGTTTTTAAACCTAAAATAGAAACAGATGATGAAAACAGTAAAGATAGTAATGAAAATGCGGACAAACTACAGAATAATATATACAATTTTAATTCTATATTAACAGATTTGATAATGGATCAAAAAAATCCGTATTTAATTCAGGCTTACGATTTAATAGTTAATAATAATAAAATGCAAATGGACGATATCATGTTTTTATAAAAAATATTTTTTTAATATATATATGTTATTAGTAGAGTTAAATTAACTATAGACTCTGTTGAATTTAAGGTAGGATGTGAGGTGTAAATATAGAACAGAAATATAATGCTCTTTATGGGTCTCAGGATCCCACACCTACATCACCCACAACCCAAAATAAACCAACGACTACACCGACGCTAAATAATCCCGCGGGATTATAATATCTTCAACACCCTTAGGTAAAAATACCTAAGTATAAATTAAAATAATAAATTAATATTATTTTAATTTATAATAAATGATAATACAAAAAAATCTTATCATCACAACATTCATTTGTTTACTGTTATTTTTAGCTATCTATTTACGATTTTTACACAAAAAGAAACAGGAATTAAAAACCAGTATGACACGAAATAATGCTCTAAGTTCCAGAAAAGATATAACAACTCAACTGGTTGCGTCTAATTCATCTGGTAATCTATCTACTATTCCAAATATTATAATGACGGGTGCTATAGCACCATTCGCTGTTAAAAATACGAATAGCCCTCCAGACGGTTGGTTGATTTGTGATGGACAGTCGTATAAAAGAGAAACGTACAAAGCATTAAGTGACATTTTAAAGGGTAGCGATACCCTAAGTTTTAACACTCCAAATCTTAAAAATAGGTTTATTAGAGGTACTGTTAATGGTCGAGCACTTGGTGATATTCAATTAGATTCTTTTAAATCCCATTCTCATATTATAACATCATCACCTCACTCTCACGGTGAAATAAACCAACTGCCACTTTTTGGCAGTACAGGACGATACCATGGTAGTGAGTGGGACCAAGACTATACAGAAGCAAGCACCACTTCTACTACAAGTAATATTACAATACAAGGTACTTATAAAGGTTCTACTCCAGGGGTTAAAGATTTTGAAGCGGAAACACGGCCTGTGAATATGTGTCTATTATATTGTATTAAAACATAATAAATAAATATTAAAATATATTTTGAAAATATATTTTAATATTTTCAAAATATAAATGACAAATATATCGTACAAAAACAAAGTAATTGTTTTTTGCATTGTACTCGCTGCTACAATCACCGTAATTTTATTCTTTTCAAGAAAAAAACCAAGCGCAAGTTTAAAAAGCGTTATTAGAAGTCGAGATGTTAAAGCATACAAATCATCAAAATTTGTAAATGTAAATCCTGATGTAAAAAATGATATTTTTACAATTTATGATTTTTATCAGACCACTGGTATGATTCTACCATTTTATACACAATACCCTCCTGATGGTTGGTTAGTTTGTGATGGGCGTGAGTATTTGATATCAGAATATCAAGACTTGTACGATTATTTAGGCGTTTCATCAAATTCAACTGATAATACACACTTTAAAGTACCGAACATTATAAATTTATTTATAGGTGGATATAATCCATCGGCAATTTCAGGTGAAAATTCTGGAATTTTCGGTAAAGAGGTAGCAGATACTTTAGGTTATCATTTACACGATTTAAATGATCCCGGACACACACACGGTTATAGTTGGACAAGAGTAGATGATGGTGGTTCTGGTATATGTTGCGGAAGTAAAAACGCGCCTCAATCTCTTACCAAAATAAGTACAAGTTCCAGTTATCTAGGAAATATAACAGTTACACCCGCAAAAGATAGTGACGATAATGAAACGAGACCTATTAATATGGCTTTAATTTACTGTATTAAAACATAATCAATATTTAATACAATATAAATAATATATTGTTCTAGGATTACTTGCGTTCGAATCTATTAACGGGTTAGGGTTTGACGGGTTTGCAGATGAAACACGTGTAGTACCTATTACCATATCTGTCATCTGTGCATTGCTTGTAACATTGTTCGTATTGTCAGATGTAACATTAGTAAATACAGATTCATTGTTACACGCTTTATCATTACATTTTCCATTATAAGCTAATTCTCGATCTACTTGATACGGGGTAATTTTAGTATATGTGTGTGTATGCGGTACTTCATTTATTCCATGTGTATGAGTTTTAATAGCTGATTTTTGAATATGACCTATCTGTCGTCCATTAGCACTATCAAAGCCTCTTATATACATACCTCTAAGGTCAGGAACTTTAAAATCTTGTGTTGCATTTGTTGCACCAAATGTTGTTCCTATAGCAGTATATAAATCGGGATAAGTAGATTGAGAATATGTTGCACCATCACAAACTAACCAGCCTATAGGGACTGATTTGGATGCGAAAGGAGCAATCATCCCAACAATATTAATTTTTTCCGTTAAAGATAAGTCGCCAGTTGTTGTATTTACTAACAAAGATTGGTTTACCATTTTAATTTACATAATTAATTTATTTTTTTTAATAAAAAAAAATAAATTAATTATGTAAATTAACGATATTATGTTTTTATAAATTTTTATATTCTTAATATAAATGAGCTACGAAAAATATCAAAATGTTGGAATGGTAAAAGAACGATATAACGAAAATAGTTCCTTTCAACAACAACAGCAATCCCCCCAATCACGCAAACAGATGAAAGTCACATTTATTGATGACTTACCAGAATTGGAAGATATAGAAAATCGACCAAATTCTAATGAAAAAACAACAAATTTATACGAAATAGATGATAAATTCAAAAAATATATAAGAAGTGACGCTACACCTCATGTAGAATCGGGAATGGTCGACAGTATTCATCCACGTCAAAATCAACACCGGAACATGTTTCTAGAAAATAACAGGGTAAGTGTTCATAATCCACCTGGTGTAAATTACCATTATCAGATTCCATCGAGCGATGACGGTAATTTACATCATCACTGTATGCACCGAGAACAACACCCTGATAAAACTCATTTATCTTGTATCGATATAGCAGAACATGTACAAAATTGCCCTGTATGTGGTAAATTGTATAAAAATGATAAGACTATGTATATAGGCATAATCACAATTTTAGTAATACTGTGTATATTGTTACTAAAACGAATACTTGAAGTACCTGTAGAAAAGTAAATATATTTTATTATATAGATATAATAAAATGGAATTGTATAATATAATAGCAAATTTATTTTTATATCTGATTATATTGTATGTAGCGCACTCAATCTACACAAAAAAGTTTTTCCTTAATAGCAATTTTCAAAAAATACTAATGTTATTATTAGTGAGTGTGTGTATTTTGATTGTTGGTAATCGTTCATGTCTTAAATTATATAGATATGCATTTGAATTTTTTACAGACGTATATTTTAACATGCCTTTGAAGGAACGAATTTTTTATAAAATTTTAACTGAAAATCAACCTGAAAAATTAATTTTTCCGTATTCAAATGTTGATTATGTCAGAACACCTGTGCCTAAAAAAATATTCAGAAAATGGTGTACGAATAAGCCGATAAAAGAATGCGGTGGTAGAATAGCATCTCTCGAACCGATTGAAATAACCCAAAAAGCAATGCCGGATTGGGAACAGATTATATACGGGGATGAAGAATCTGAAAAATTCTTAGATGAATATTTTGGAAAAGATAATAAAATTACAAAAGCTTACTATTTAATCAATCCTAAATATGGAGCGGCACGCGCCGATTTAATAAGGCTTTTATTAATCTATATTTTTGGCGGCTTTTATATCGATATGAAAAGTTGCGTTCATAAACCGTTGCCAGAAATGCCAGATGATAAAGATATGATTGTTTCTTATTGGGATTATCCTATATACAATCCACAAAATCATCTTTTTGAAAACGGAGAATTTCAAAATTGGTATATTTACGCGAGAAAAGGAGCGCCTATATTATGCGATATAATCGAAAGAGTTGTTTCTAATATTTACACGTTGTATGAAAAACCGTACAATTATAATACTATTAGGCTTACATTACCGATATTAGAAACGCAATCGCAGGGAACTGTTTTAGTGGTGACGGGACCGATCGCCTTAACAATGGCAATTTTAAATTCTAAACATAAAGATACAGTTTTAAGTTCATCTACAATTAATAAATCTTTAACTTACATGTGTCAAAAAGAAAAATCCCGAAGTGGGTCTCATTATTCCAAACAGACAGAAAGTTTAATTTTGATAAAAGAAAATGCACTATACATTCCTAAAAATGTATTTTTAACATATCATGATATTAAATCTGTACCTCAATATGTTTTTGATAATATTAATAAATATTGCAGTGGTTTTAATATTCAAATTTACGATGATAATAAATGTGAAGAGTTTTTAAATAAATTCTTTGGGGAAGATGCTGTGAATATATTCAAAAATATGAAACTTGGAGCTCATAAAGCGGATTTTTGGAGATATTGTATTCTTTTTGTCTACGGAGGATGTTATTTTGATATCAAAACAGATTTTAAAACTCCTATTGAACAAATGTATAATTTTACTACTAAAAATACTTGGTATACTGTAATAGGACAAGATAAAAAATCAATCTATAACGGTATAATTGTAACACCTCCTGGAAATCCTATTATATGGAAAGCTATAAGGTATATATATGTATATCCAGATCCTTATTATTATCATCAATATGTGGTAAATTTATTTAACAATATACAAGAAGATTGTACATCTCCTCTCTCTGTTGGAGAGAATGTTCAACAGAATGGGTGGACTTGTCATTTACAACAGGAAGAATGTGTTTCATGTGATGAATCGAATAAAGAGATAAAATGCGATCGGTATAATTTAAATTGCGTTATTAAAGATGAAAATGGTAAAATAAATTTTAATACTCGATATTTAGATTTTCCATGGCAGAAATCGGACAGATAACAAAATTTACTTATGTTTATAGAGAATTAAAATAGCATATATTTATCAGATAAATATTGTTTCCAAAATAAGTCTCAGTTTCAACAAATATATTTGATAATATAATAAAAATTTTTATTATATTGCTTTCTATCGGAAAAAATGTTCAACGTAATGGGTGTATTTGCAAATACACCTTGTATCTTGCACGATGACGTAAATAAACAAGTAAAATGTGATAGAATAATTTTAAATTAATCTTTTAAAATTATATATAATATATAATTTTAAAAGATTAATTTAAATTATTAAAATGGAAAATAATAGTTTGTTATCTATTATAGATAACATAGAAGAAAATAAAACAGAGTCATCTGATGTTGTAGAAAATCTACCTATAATTGACGAGAGAGAAATAAATCTTAATATAAATTTAGAAGTTGATAATAGTAATTATTCTAATGAAAATAATAATATAGATTATGACACTATCGTTATATCTGGTGGAGGAATTCACGGTATTATATTACTTGGTTCGATCCAATATCTATACGATAATTTTCTTATAAATAATATTAAAAATTATATAGGAACATCTTGCGGAGCTATCATTTCATATCTTTTAATTATCGGATATACACCGGTAGAAATTATTGTTTTTTTTTGTAAAAACAGAACAATAGAAAAAATAAATGAGAATTTAAATTTAGCTTATGTCATTAAAGATGGAAGTATATGTTCTTTTAATTTTATCCATGAAGAATTAGAAAAAATGACAATTTTAAAAATAGGTTCTCTCTTAAATTTACAAGAATTATATACTCGTTTTAACAAAAAATTATTTTGCACTACTTATAATTTAACAGAAGAAAAGACTGAGTATTTATCAGTTGAAACATATCCGAATTTACCATGTATTACAGCTCTCAGAATGACTTCAAATTTACCATTTATATTCGAAAAATATAAATATGGAAATAGTTTTTATATCGATGGCGGTATTTCAAATAATTTCCCTTTAGATTTAGGAGAAATAATCGGTAAAAAAGTTTTAGGAATACTACTGTTTCCACTAAAACAAAATCCTGACAATAAAGAACAAAATTTAAATTTTATCGAATACTTTTATAAATTATTGGGTATTTTTTATTCAGAATTGGTTCAATGTAAATTGAATACGTGTTCGAATAAAATAAAAATTTGTAAAATATTTTATAAAAAAAACGGATTGTTTTTTTCTTCTATCTCTCCCGTAGATAGATTGGAAATGTTTTCTGAAGGGTATCAGCAAATTAAAACATATTTTTAACTTTAATAATATATAATCAAAAGTATTACCAATATTATTAAAATCAGAATGATTGTAGATATAGTTATGGTCTTACCATTTGATACAATATACGATTTCAATTTTGATATTCTAGATGTAGATGTAGACGTAGATTTAATTACAATCTCAGTTGTAGATTCAGTTGCTGATCCAGTTGCTGGATCAGTTGCTGGATCAGTTGCTGGATCAGTTGCTGGATCAGCTACTGGATCTACAACTGGATCAGTTGTAGGTTTAGATGTAGGTTTAGGCATGTCTATATTACCAATATTTGAAGTTGCTTTACAACTTTGTTGAATAGTTGTCTGTAAATTAGATGCATTTCCACCCGCAGAAATATTTGCATTGCATATAGCTATTGTTATATTATTTTGACAAACAGGAGTATTATTTCCCACTATAAAATAATTATGTAAAAAACTATCAGCTTCCGCTAAATTGGATTGATACTGCGTACATGAACGATTAAAACATCTACACGCTGTATCAAGTTGCTTATAAGCGGCATCGTCCAGTGATTTTACTAAATCAGCGGTTTCACCTAGAAAATCTTTTTTACATTTAGCACTATCTATACAATTTTCATACGGATCATTTCCTACCATATTGCAATATTGTCTGTAATATTCGTTAGCGTTTGCTTGGTTTTTTAAATAATAATCCTTGAATTCTGGTCTATAAAAAGGATTGTATAATATATGGATACAATTTTTGTCATCAGTTCCAACTTCAGTACCTGTAAATAAAATCCATTTCATATTACTGGAATATAAAAAATTTTTTTTGTTTATAAATAAACTATTCACGCTTCTGGGTTTTGAAGTCGTAACTAAACTAGTTTCAATTTTTTCATCCGATGATAACGGATTTTTAAATATTTGATAAGGTGTCGAAGAAGAACTGTTATAATCGTTTTTTATAATTAAATTACCTCTATTGTCAAGATATATATATGATGAAATATCGTCTAAATTTCCTTTGATGTCAGTTTTATTAATTTTAAAAATCCTGATAAAGCTTTTTAACGGTTCTGGATTCTTTAAATCACTATTAAAAAATTTTAATAATGCTGGACTATTTGTTGACATAATATTCTTTTATAATAAAATAATTTTATTTTATTTATTATAAAAGAATATTATGTCAACTTCAGATTCAAATGCATGTCCTCTACCATCACCTTTAACACCACAACAAACAGCATCTAAAACCGCTGCAATGTTAGATGCGATGAATTGCGGCACTTGTTCAAACTCTTCTACTTCTGTGCATAGTGACGCAGAAGTAAAAGCTTTTATGGGAATTCTCGGCAGTGCGAACGTAAATCTTGATATCAATAACAGTAGTAGTTATGGTTGCGAGCAGATAATGGTTAGTTCCGCTAAATATGCTACAGCAATTAGCAAGATTTCATGTATAATTAAAAAAAACGCCACCAGCATTAACAATGTGGCTACTGGTGTAAATACTATTGATATTAGAGCGGGTGGCGATATCAATATCGCCGGCCCAATAAAGTTAACTCAGAGTGCCACTATTTTGCTAGTGAACACTACAAAGATAACACAAACTGTTAAAAATGAAATTACAAATGAAGTAAAAAGTGTTACAGATAACCTTAAAAACAGTATCCAATTTTCTAAAACTGAGACTGGTAGTAATCCTCAAGGAAGTAAAGCTGCTAATGAGGTAGAATCTCTTTATAATAGTTCCGATTTTAATAAATCAGTAGATGAAACTATTAATAACTTTGATAATACTGCCAACGGTACCAACATACTATCTATTTATGCAGGTGGTAATATTAATTTAAAAGATAAACTTGAAGTATCTCAAGATCTTGTAGTCACTCTTTTATCCCAGAATATATTAGATAATGCGATAACTAATACTTTTAAAAATATAAGCGATATATTAAATAAAAATGTAGATACTACTAAACAGACTTCAGAAAATACAGGGTTTGCATCTATTTACAGTTCGTTATACGGGTATGCGAATATTATGAAAATAGTTTTAGGTGTAATAGCATTATTAATTTTAATAATACTTATGTATTATTATTATAAAAAACATATTGAAAAAAAATAAATGGAGCAAAATCAATAAATAAATAATATAATTATTTTATTTATATAATATAAATAAAAATGCAAACTCCTGAGCCTATAAATAATATAAGTTTCCAACTTATATTTCCAGAAATCGCATCGGCCAAAAAAGACACTGATGGATTTTATAAATTAAAACTGAAAAATCCAATAGATATTCAAACATCTATTCTAAAATCTTATCACGCAATAGATGATGTTGAACAAGCGCTTTCATTTCATCGATACGAGATTAAAAATCTCACAAATTTTTTAAAAAATATTAACGCTTTGTGGAAATTTCTAAAGGATAATGATAATCGTATTAATACACAAATGACAGCACGATACAATCCAGTAAGAATTTTTTATAGTTTTCTTTTTGAAAATTCTTTTTCCGAAAATGTTAAAATTGTAGATTCAAAGAAAAAATCTTATATTTACATAAATGGAAAGGGGACATTTACTGGAAGACTGAAAGAAATTTTGCAATATGATTTTTCAATTGATTGTTTAACATATTTAAAAGTTTTACGATCGATTGACTCAGATATATACGATCCGTTAGATATAACTAGATATCTATTAGATATCGGTGTTGATACGAATTTTTTAAACGGTAAAGATAATCTCAATATTGAATTGGACCCGTTACCAATGTTAATTCAAATTAACACTCCTCCTTGTGCCACATCCGCACCTTGTGCCACATCCGCACCTTGTGCCACATCCGCACCTTGTGCCACATCCGCACCTTGTGCCACATCCGCACCTTGTGCCACATCCGCACCCTCCTCTACAGCTATACCTCAAGCTCAAGCTTCCGCCAGTTTGCGGGATCGAACAGTAAATGCTCTAACTTCAACACCAGGTATTTCTATATCTATAATTATATTGATAATTATAATATACATAATGGTTATTAAGTCAAAATAAATAGCGTGTTTTATAATAAAAATTTAAATATATTTTTATTGTAGTTTATTTTAAAATAAACACTCGCGGGTCTCATATGTTTCAAATAACAGAACATAACATTCAAATGTTATATATTATATGCTGTCCAGCGAACAAATAACTTAACTTTTAAAGTTATTTTTGAAATAATAGTAAAAGCACTTTAAATTTACCATTCGACTCCCATACCGAAAATTCCATATTCCGCGTTTTATCTCACAGTATTATAAAAATAATACTGTATATTTGTATAAATATATATTATGTTTATATATTTATAAAAAATGACAACAACTCATACACCCAATAACTTAACTTTAGAAAAGTTATTTCCAAAAAGGAAATAATATTGTTTTAAATCAAACCGATAATTACTATACGTATGAAATACCCAATATGGATATTAAAACATCAACTGTTTCAATTAAAATCGGTGGAAAATTTATTGGGCATGCTGGCGCTATGTATACTGTAAAAAATCAATCAACGTTTTTTACAAATGTGAAAACGCAATTACAAAGATTGAAAGACTTTGATGTAACATTAACAACTCTTAAATCGAACGATGTTGAAATTAAAAAGCTTTTTTTGATATATTGCAATTTTTTATATTTAGCTGTTCTGATAATTCTCCGAACTTAGAGAATTACGACCCAACTAAAAAATCTTATATCTATATTTCTGGTGGAGATTCAATAAATATCTTATCGTATTTATATTATATATACAGATTAGAAAAAGGAGAACCGTTATTGGGTGATGACGGTTTGCCAGACCCATCAACTATGAACATTGTATTACCACCGGATTTTAAAATTGAAACAGGTTCTCAACCCAGTTTTATACGTAATTTATACACTCTTAATGTGTGTCCAAACAACACACCCATTAATGGATGTCCAATCAACACATCGATTTTTAAACTCCTTCTACTCATTATATTTATGTTGATTGCTTATATAGTATATAAAATCCACGCAAAGCAATTTTAAATTTTACCGTAATCTGTTCCAAAATAGTTATTTAATATAGATAAATTTCTACTGCTATTAACCCAATTTAAACCAGCTGTTCCACCCCATGTTAACCATGAGATAATAGCCCGTTTTCTAAACCAATGCGAATCTTTAGGTTTTCCAGCATCGACCCAATCTTGATAACCGGGATAACTAGTGTAATAATGTCTAGCGTACCAATTTCTCACATATCGAAAATCTTGGATGGGAATCTCATTTTTAGTTGAAAGTTGTTTAGCTCGTTTCCAGCCGGTTTCAGTAGCACCTTTAAAACCGATATCTCGCAATTTAAACGCTTCATCGGCGTATTTTTTCACACTTGGAGGAACTTTAATCATAACATCGCTTTTCTTACCGTAATATTGTTTGTATGACATCTATTTTTTATTATAAATATTTATAATAAAAATAATTTAGAATTTAATATTTCCTTTACCTCGTATTTTTGATTTCTGTTTTTTAGCTCTAGATATTGATTTTTTACTTAGTTCGCTGTAAGTTTTAGGGGTTTTCTTCGTGATAACGTAAGTCGGCCTACATAGAGGATATTTCCCACTTCTTTTTTTTGCCGAACTCCTACCACAACTCGCGTATTTATTTCTACCTATAGAACGGTTTAAATCTACCCATTTCTCTTTATACCATCGCTTTAATCCCGATTTTTGAGGTGATTTACCTTTATATTTTCCACCTAATTTTTTATAAGTTCTAACGATCCAACTCGATTTATATACACCCGTATTAGATTCAAAAACTTTATCCGCTAATTTTTTAACTCTATTGTATAATTTTTTATCTATAGGCTCAGGCATTGTTTATTTTATTATAGAAATAAAAAAGAACCATACAATTTTTGATAAAGATTTATACATTTTATTTATATTAATATAATATTATATTAATATAAATAAAATGTATAAATCTTCATACGTTTCAAGAGAGAATTATTTACACGAAGAAAATATTTCAGCTCCTCAAACAAATCGTCCAGGATTTAATTTATTAAATCCTGGAACTATTTCAGCATATTTTGATAAAAGCTTTAAAAAAGAAAGCGACGGATTTGTAAGTAATGATCCCCGAACTGCGAGCGCAGTGTTAGGAGGTGCCAAGATACCTTTAGACGTACCTCCCATTTATAAAGACGTTGATTTAAAAAATATTAATTTCGATCAAGGTCTGGATAATTATGGTAAAGGTTATAAATCCTATGAGGATATTAATACGGGTCACTTTTTATATTATGTGAATAATTCAACAGCGAATGCATTATTCGAACCACTATTCTCCCCAGATGATAAAATTGTTTTAAAATTATACGAAGATCCTATGGGAACTATTAAACCCGAATATACAAGAGATAGTTCAAATTCTCGAAAGTGTTGTGGAAAATTAAGATGGTTACAAGATACACAAGATCATAGACAGGATTTGTTAGAAAGGCAGATGAGACGAAATAATTCCCAACGTTGGGAATCTTTATATAATAAATAAGGTTGTATTATTTAATTTTTAAAAATTAAATAAATAATATAGAAAGTTTTTAAACTTTCTTCTTTCGTCGAGACTGCTTAGCATCTACGACCTCGGCATCTACCGGTACAGGTACAACAGCAGGCACTTCATGAACGACAGGAGGAGGTACCTCCTCCTGTCGTACCACTGGAACCTCTACGGTGACACTTCCCTTCTTGGAACGAGAAGCCTTTTTAACAACTACGGGAGCCGATTCTTCTACAGATTGAGCAACCGGAGCGGAAGCCGGCACGGAACTCTTAACAACGTAGGAAGCCTTCTCAGAAGCGTACCGAGACTTATCATCGGAAGCAAGGCTCTCATACTTCTTAAGTAGCTCAGGGTTGTTAGATTTCAAACTTTGCCACTTAGTGCCGAGCTCGGCGGTAATTTCCTTAGCGGACAGAGTAGGCTTTTCCTTCTTAATTTTATCTCTTTCCTCGGAGCAAAACCAAAGATAACTTGATTTACTCCTCTTAGGAGCCTCGGGATCCTTCACCCTCTTCTCCTTTTTAACAGCGACAGATTTCACAGATTTTGATTCCATTTAATTATTTTAATATAATAATTATTTTCTTAAATACTTTTTTCTAAATTTTCAAAATTTAGAAATCTTATAGATTTTATTTACAATTATATACATATTTATTTTAAAATATCAGCGTTAAAAATTAATACGAGTGTAATAATTTTTAACTGTCTCACTTGGATGTTTATGAGAGCAAAATTTACTTCCTTTATTTTCGCATATGCCATCGTCTAAAAATTTAACCAGTCTGCAATCCATACCGAAAAAACATTCCGAAATATTCAACTCTTCCATTGAATGAGCGAATTTACAGCTATTCTTATATTTACATTCTGTTTTTCCAAACGATTTACACATTTTTGTTTTTTTCAATTTTTCTTCTATTTTATTTTTATTAGCGAGTGTTTCCATACCACCACCACGCACCGTATTTTTAATTTTGATACTTATCCTTCTATAAAACGCGTTCAGCGTTTCTAAATTACTATGAATATATTGACAGCATAAATTATTTTTATTTTCACACGATCCGTTAATATTAATTATCATCTTACACCTGTCTTGAAATAAGCAAGGTTTAACCGTTAATTCTTCTACCGAATGCGCGAAATTACAATTTTCTTTATGTTTGCAAACAACTCCTGTACTTAAAGATGAACATAAAATAGTTTTTATTTTTTCTTCTACAATATTTTTAATTTCTAAAGAAGGAATTTCTGGTTCTTCTTCTTTAACAATTTTAATATCGTTCCAATTTTTAGGTTGATGAACAATTGTCGGCTTTAGTAGAATAATTTCACCTTCAACTTCATCATCAAAAATTCTGTGAATAACGAATTTTTTAGGAGTTTTAATAACACCGATTCTTAAAAAATAAGAATCTGTATTTTCAATCGAATGTTTGAATTTGCAATAATTGGAATTGGATTTATTGACGCATTCACCATTTTCAGTAAAAATACACAATTTGCATTTTTCATTGAATATACATTCCGTGATTTTTAATTCTTGCGCGGAATGGGCAAAATTACATTTATTGTTATACTTGCAAATTTCACCTTTCAAAATACTCAAACACATTTGCGTTTTTTCATTGTTATTAACTCTTTCTTCTACATTTTTCACATTTAACTCTTTTTTATGTTTTCGCGTAACCGTTTTCCAAATACCACCGGTTTCTTCTTCTAAAGAATTATTGACAATTATAAGTTTTGGAACTGTATTCTTATTTAAATTCTCCCACCCTCTGAATTTATTGATAGGAACGGCACCCGTTTCTTCAAGTTGATTTACAGTTTTAAGATTAGAATTTGTTTCCCATCGTCGATTAGAGCCGTGAATAACGGGTGTTATTTGTCGAATCTTTTCAGTCGATGGTTCAACTTCATTTTTCTTTTCAATGAGCCCGATTCTTGCGAAATAAGAATCTAGAGTTTCAGTTGAATGTTTGAATTTACAATTTTTATCCTTTCTATTTTCACAACCGTTTTTAGTAAAAATAACGAGTTTGCAATTTTTATCGTAAAAGCAGGCGGAAACAGCTAACTCATTGATAGAATGAGCGTAATTGCATTCAACACCGCGTTTACATAAAGCCGGATTTCGAAGAAAGAATTTACACATCTCAGTTTTCTTATTCTCCGTAAAACAGAACTCGATTTTAGTATCCGAAAAATCTTGATGTTTTCTTTCTTTTTTATTTTTAACAGTTTGCCAATTTTCAGAACCCATAATTATTTTTTTATTCGCTAATTTCTCAATTTTTGTAGGTTTTTTAGTTTTCATTTCTTTATTTACGACTTTATTTGTTTCAATCGGTTTTTCAAAATTAATTATCGCGTCAGCTAAATTATTAATGAATACTTCTTGAATCATTTGAATATCATCGTTTTCTTCATCGCCTTCTTCTTTCTTCTCCTCTCTCTTGAAAACGATTTCTGTAGATTTTTGAAAATCTTTAGAAATTTCTTTTCGTACTTCTTCTATTTTTTCTTTTTCCATTTTTCTCTCAACACGTTTAGTAGCACGGCGGTCGAGTTTAATCTTCTCTTCGATAAGTTTGATTTGCTTGCCGAGCTCGAAAACTTTCTTATTATTTTTATATTTATGCCTGTGGTCAAAAAATAAGGCTCGATATTTCTTATCCGCTTCTTCTAAACGTTTTCTTTCAGCGATATCCATTTTTTTTTTGAATTCTTTAGACATTGTAGGTAATGAATCCATGAATTCTTTATTTTCTTTTGTTTTTTTATCGCTTTCGAGTTTCATCATTTTGAATTCGTGTTCTACCATTTTTAAAGTCTCAACCACAATATTCTCTTTCGCTTCTTCAATTGTTGAAAATTTTGAAGTTTCGGAAGCGAGTTGAATGATTGGTGGCGGTATCGCGTAAACGCAATAGCTGGTTTTTAAATAACGGTAGTCGTCTCCTTCATCTTGAGGATTCTCTTCATTATTCTGGTTATCTTCATTATTCTCATTTTCATCGATAATTTTATCGTTATCAATGAAAAAATAATTATATTCGGTTTGTTCAACAATAATTCCCATCTGTTATTATATATTAATAATGTTTTATATATAATAAATTCATTTTTTTTTAAATTTTTACTATTTCCCATTCTTATAAGCTTCTACAAATTCCAAATAACATACATCATCATCACCGTATAAAGGATGTCCTATAGTATAGGCAGGAATTCCACCCCTGGGATCTTCCTTTACTTCTTCATCGGCAAATCGTTGTTTGCTACTAATTTTTGTATGTACGGCAATTATGAAATTTCGTATTTCGTCCGCATTTTGCGGACCTTGATATTTCATAAAAGGTCGCCCGTTTATATATAAAATAATATAAGGTACGTACGTTATGGGCGCTATAGTATCTTTAGACATCCGAACACATGTTTTATTTGTGCTAACGTTAATCATTCCAAATTGACATCCTCCAATAGTTCCAGGGAGAGTTTTAAAAATAGGTATTAAATTTTGACAATGAACGCATTGAGTAGAATAAAATAAAATTAGAGAAAACCCTGGAATAGAATGAGTCATTATATTTCCTTTGGTTCCTTTACTTACTGTAAAATCATCAGTTGATAGAAAAAGCAGGCCGTTCATTTATTTTACTCTAAATTATTATTTAAATAGACGAAAAGAATTAATTTTTATAATCGCAATAATTTTTATCAATAGATTTTTTAGGGTCAAAAATATTCATTTTAGTGGCTCTTTCTAATAAAGCATTAAATATGTTATGGAATTTCTCAGTATGCCCGATTTCATCGCATAAACAGTGCGCTATTTCATGTAATAAAACATATATCAGCATATTATTGTTATAATATTCATCTTTTTTGTCTTTCAGACAGAGGAATATTTTTGTCTTATTAATGGTAAACGACTTTTCACCTTTTCGCAATGAAATTTCAGATAATATATTTCTGTTATTTAATGGTTCTAAAACACCGCTATATTTTTCATTTTTTGGAAATAGCTGTTGTAAAATTTTTTTTAATTCGTCTAACTTAGAATCGTCTTCTGTGTAAAATTCTTTTAGTTGTCTGTAGATAAAATACGAAGATACTATCAATATTATACCTATCAATATCAACGATACATTTTTTTTTAATTCCATCTTTTATTAAAAGAAATTAAATGTATTTTAAAATTTAAAAAAGAATTCTATTTGTATCATTTTTAAATGAAACAAAATCTATATAAGTAGATAATTTATGATCTGCTTTGTAATCTCCTTGTTTTAATATAGGTTCAAAAGAACCACATCTTGATTCTATACCACATTCATTATTTCCCATAGCGACAGCAAAATATCCAGCTTTTTTAGATTTAGTAGGCCATTTAGTACCCCAGGAGTTTTTACATATCCAATGACCCTTTTCAAATCCGGGAATATTATTTACATTTTTATCACAGTATCCTATTACTTCTATAGCATGCCCACCGATTAATTTTTTTTTATCGGATTCATAAACTTTATTTCCGTCATAAGTATAAAAATCTTCGTAAATAGTGATAGCGCAAAAGAACGGACCGTTTAAAATTAGTTCGGCTTTCATATTAATAATATTATCTTCAAGTATTTTACTATCGTAATCTTTTTCAGGAATAAATTTTGTTATACTTTTTATACTATTATTTTTAATCCCCACTCCGATATTAGAATTTTTATTAGGACATGTAGGAACTACAACTCTCGTTCTGTCGAGTTCGTATTCTAAACCACCGTCTGAAATGGGTGATAAGAAATGTTTATTTTCGATAAGCCATTCGGCGGCGCTTTCGGGATGTCCGCCATCACACCCTTTACATTCTTTATACTTATCAACACATTGAACTAATTCTTGAACACTTAATTTATTTTTAATTTTACCGTTCGATAAAGCTGATATTTTATCAGCCAATACGTTACATGTAGCAAAAGCCCAACACGCGCCGCATTCTCCCTGTTCTTCAATATCTATTAAATATGAAGGATCGTATAATATAAAAGAAGGTATTAATATACTAATATCATTCATTTTAAAATCGGCTCTTAGAGCAGCTAAAGATACTTTAGCCTGTCGTCGTCGTCTGTCATCAAATACTACAGGAACCACACCTACAAATCCTAAAAAATATTCATGATTGCGTATTATAATGAAAATTATAATACATATGATAATTAATATAAAAAATATATTCAGAAAAAATTTACTTTTATTGTTTCCCGAATCTTCGTTTGTCATTTAATTTATTATAATATTATAATAAATTAAATGACAAACGAAGATTCGGGAAACAAGACTCCCGCCTCAGAAGAAAAAAAAGATTTAGCTGCTTTACTTAGAGAAGCAAGCGATATTAAATACGCGAAGATACCCGAATTCGCTTTCAAAATAAATATATTCGGTATTCAATACGAATTTGCTAAAACTACAACCATTATATCATTATGTTGTTTAGCGTTTTTATTATTTATTTGGAAATTTTTCGGATTAATAGAATTATCAAACAGTAATTATATAATGGCATCATTATTATTACTTCAATTCGTATGGTTTGCATATCAAATATATATTACACCAGGAGAAGTTAGTATTTTAGCAATTGAAGAACAAAAAGCTTTAGATTTAAGACAGCAATTTTTAGTGTTGCTCGGTTCTTTAACAGTTTTTATAGCTTTCTATAAGAACTTGGACAAGAGAGAAAATTCTCTTCTAATTATAGCTATAATTTTACTCTGTTTTAATATCATGGAAACAGAAGTAAAAAATGTGAATACTCACGTTCGGAAACTCAGATTGATAAAATCCGGTATATATTCAGTAGCTGTATTTTTATTTATCGCTGCGATGATTTTAATCTTACAAGATAATAATATCAAAGGGATTCTTACTTTTTAAGTATACATACTTGAAAAAGTATCAATTTCCATAGTATTACTTTTAATATTTTTATCTATTAATTCATTCGTTATTTCAACTGGATATCTTAATTTCTTTTTAATATCGAACGATATTTTGAAATCTTCAATTAAACCGTTATCATTTTGATGTGTCATAACAAAAAATAACTTATTAACTATATCTGTTATACCTTTCTCTATAGTTCTAACCCCTTTATCATCTTTCTTACATATTTTATTTATAAAATATGAAGCCGTGTCTGAAGAAATCCATATATCGTTTTTATCCAAACCAATATTTTCTACAGCTTTAGGTATTAGATAATCTTTTACAATAGAGATTTTTTCAGTGTTATTATATCCCGGAATAGTTATTGTAAATATTCTATCGGATAGAGCAGAATCTTTTGGAAGAGAATTCATTGAATATATAAACCATACATTACTTAAGTCTATAGTTATTTCACTTAAAAAATTGTCCCGGAACTCCATATTTTGAGACGGATCGGTTATATGTAATAACGCTGCACATAATTCTTTATTCGACGATATTTTTTCATATTCATCTAAAAATATTATACCGTTTTTATATTTCATACGTTGCAAGCATTTAACGATTTCACCCGGTTGCGAACCTATGTAAGTATAGTCATGCCCCTTAAGAAATTCAGATCGTGTAACACCTCCAAAAGATATTTGTTCGAATGGAAAATCCATTATTTTAGAGATTAATCGAGCAATAGCTGTTTTTCCAACACCTGGTGGTCCTATTAATCCCAAATTACATTTTTTCATGGAAGGATTCATCAATTTAGCGTTTAGAAATAATAGAATCTGTTCCTTCACTTCTCTCATACCGTGAAGAGCTTTATCGAGAGAATCGGAAACGTTTTTCAAAAATCGAGTTAAATTATTATCATTACAGGAAAATAATTTAACTCGATCGTGTGGTATTTCGGTCGCATAGTATAAAAAATTTTTAAGTTTATTATATTCATCATCTCGCTGATTTAGAGATGAGAATTCTCTATATTTTCTATATATAACATCTTTATTCCTATCAGATGTTTGTAAATTTAATATTTTATAACTTAATTCCATATTTCCAGATTTTTTAGAATTAAAGAATTCGGCTCCTCGTTTAATCTTCTTTAATTCCGTATCTGAAAATGTTGTAGAAAATTTATAATCTGCTTTATATCGCTCAAATAGAATATTAATCCTATTTTTAAATTCTAACCATTCTTCAGTATATCTTTCTTTTTCTTTATAAATTCTATATAACTCATATAGCTCCAGTTTATTTTCAAAAAGTAAAGGTTCGGATAAAATTTTTTCAAGAGTTATTTCTTTTTTCTTAATTTTAGATTTAATTTTTACCAAAACAGTTTTAAGATATTTACTTATAGCTTTTTCCTCTTTTACAATCTCACTTTCGTATTCTTCCTCCTCTTCAGTTTCACGTGAAACTGAACTTTCTGAGCTACTACTTACACTATTTTCACTTTCAGTATCTTTATGTTCTTCGCTATTTTCTTGATTATTATTTTTATTTCTAAATCCTACAAATATATTTCTCGACCGTAATCGTTTTGTTATTATAGGAATTTTTAACACATCATTATTTTCTTTATTCTCTTTTTTTTTATTCGTCATCAGAATCAATAAAATATTTATCTATCTCCCGTTGTCTTTTATAAGCGTCCGTCTTTATATTATTATAAAGTTCGGTTGCTTGTTCCAATGACATAAAATCGAAGCATTCTCTTATGGTGTTTACAGTTATCGATAATAACTCTTCCGGATCAATTGCTTCTTCTTTACTATCACCGTAAATATTAAAACTATCATTTTCTGTGGGTGTATATGTCGCATATTTTTTAATACAGGTTGTTAGTATTTTTGAAAGTTCTCTTGGATTATTTAACAAGAAAATATTATATAAGCAATTCAACGCTTCGACTCCAACAGGTAAAAAATCATCTATTTTACCGAAAAAATTGGGTATGTAAACATTATCAAAATAAATATGTTTGTAAACACTTCTAAAATGAGCTATATATTTATGTAAAAATTCATGTTGTAATGCATAACATAAATTTATCAATCTGCAATCTTGAGACCAATATCGCTTTTCATTAACTTCTACTTTCTGTAGAGTGTAGAAAGCAAAAGGGTCCGAGTTAGTAGATTCTGGTAGAGGTAAATAAATAACATTGTTAAATCCATACGGATTTATAAAATATGTTTTCATAAAGTCGAGCATATCTACAATGTATAATGATGCACCGTGCTGAGTTTCAAATTTTTTCAGTATAGATACGTCGTAAGGTTCGTAAAATTGGGGATGGTAAGCTGAGAAATTTAACCCTTTACAATATAGATTGCTCCCATTATACGGTGAACATATATCATATACTGGATGACCTATTATACGTAAATCGGTGTAATTGAAAGCATCGTAAATAAATTCTCTTTCAAATTTCCCGATTAATGGTTGAACGTTAAAAATTTTTCTAATATTATTCAGATGTTGTTTGACTATTTTACCATACTGTTCAACCGGCATCATTTGTAAAAGTCCTTCTCGCAATTCGCAGATAGAAGAAAGAGAATGTTTACATCTATTGTGATTATCATTTATAGTTTCGATAGGTATTTTATCTATCATCCTATCTAACCGGTCCACAGTCTTAACTAGTAAAGTTAATTTGATAGTTCTACTTTTCTTTTCATCGTCCACATTTTTTATAATAGTATTTATTTCTTCATCTGTTTTTTCAACGGTCAGATTTAAATGATCCCCTATTTTTCTTTTACTAAATCTAATGTTAGAAATAGGAACTCTAGTTTTACCTATTTTGTTATTATTATCATACAATGAATTTATTTCATTAATTATTGAACTACAAAATAAATAATTTTTTGAATTTTTTAATTCTATGTCTTCCGGTTTTTCTTCTTGTTTAATTTCGCGAATCTCTTCCAGTTTTTCTTCCGGTTTTTCTTCTTGTTTAATTTCCGGTTTTTCCTCAATCTTTTCTTCTTGTTTAATTTCAGTCTTTTCTTCATCGTCACTAAACCTAACTTTTTTTTCTTGAAAAGTTTTCACATTCTGTTCTTCTTCATTATTATTATTTTCATGTTTTGTATTTATCATATTAATATTGTCATATATAATTACGGGTATTTTTATATTACTATTATTATATATATGAATTTCTCCCTCTTTTTCATTAACAACTTCAGAAATCTTAATTTTTATATTTTTTTCTATTATTCCGGTATAAATAGTATTTTTTATTTTTTCCACTTCTAATTCATGTTCTATTTTTAAAATTATATTTTTGAGATTTTTTATTTCCTCTCGAGAAACATCTTCTTCTTGAGAAAATTTAAATATTCCATCGCATGTAGCGATGTGGGAATTAATTTTTTTAATTCCAATAGTTGAAAAATTGCACTTTTTACAGTTAAAAATTATATCTTTGTAAAAAGTGCAATATTTTGATTTTTTATGAGTAGTATATTTTACTTTATTCTCAAACTCTCCTAAACAGCATTCACAGGTTATCTTATCGTTATTCTCCATAATTATTATAAAATTATATATTACATAATTCTATATTTCTATAAATAGAAATCAATTTTAAAACTTACCTAAATCTTATTTAAAATAATATATTATAAAAATTAAAATGAATACAGATTTTAACTTAACAATTTTTAAGGCGATAACAAATTTTACTAATGAACTTGGATCAATTTTTTCAACAAGGCAACATTCTTTGAAACTATATTGTCGCTTAATCAAGCACACAACAATTTCACATGAAAAATCAATTCAAAAACATATTAACATATTTAGAGATTTTTGTTTCACAAATAGAAATGCTATCCTTACTAAGAATGAACGGGAATTTGTAAAGAGTACAATTTCTTATTCAGATAAAGTTTTTATTAATTTTTCTGAAATTTTTAGAATTGCAGACAATGAAACAAAAAATGTAATATGGAGTCATTTTTTGATTATATCGGCTTTTGTTGACCCAGCAGGAGGAGCTAAGACGGTTTTGAAACAAAACGCTGCTAATAAAAATGAAACTGTTGGAAATGAAGATTCTTTTCTGTTAGATATTTTTAACAAAGTTGAACAAAATATCGGAACAAGTACGAACCCTATGGAAGCCGTTTCGTCTATTATGCAAAACGGTGTATTTTCTGATTTAGTTTCTTCTATGAATAACGGGTTTCAAGATGGTTCTTTAAACATCGGTCGTTTAATGGGAACAGTCCAAACTCTAATCACATCTATTAACGATGATGTTAAAAATATTCCAGGACAAGAAAATTCTTCCAATGATTTTAATATGTTAAACTCAACATTGAGCTCGCTAATGGGTAATTTAAATATGCAAGGAAGTTCGGAAAATGCTTCCGCTCCTCCAAATTTAATGGGACTTATTGGACCGTTGATGTCTAGTTTTTCTCAAAACGCTACGCCTGTAGTAGTTCAAAATAATGAGGGATTTGAGGAAGAAAAAAGTTCCGCTCCTGTTGTAGAACACATAGAAGATATCTTTGAATAAATATTAATTTTTATTTATTATAAATAAAAATGTACCACCTTATTAAAAAATCACCAACTCGTGGATGGCGAACTATGTCTCCTAAATCTCCAAAAGCGAGAAGGACTTTAAAGAAAAGTTGCGGTTCAAAATGTTTTTTGAGTCCAAAAAACAACAAATTTCCAATTTGTACCAAAAAAAGTAAAAAATGTATTGTGAATTGTAAGGGTTTATTATCTGCAAAAATTCGCGCGTCTCAATATGGTTATAAATCTATAAGTAGAAAAGCTAATTTAATGGGCGTAAAGAAAAAATGTAGTTGGACTTTGTCACCTAAAAATAAATCGCCTAAAAAATCAAAAACTCGTAAATCTTACCGTTCTAAATCACCAAAAAGATCTAAACGTCTGTCTCCTCTTCGAACAATATAATATTGTTATAATATTATATTGTTATAATATAAATGAATTCTAAAATAATAATACTTGTTATTATATCAATCGTAATTATTTTGCTACTTATTTATATAAAATCATTATTAACGCCTTTTTTAAGTAGAGCATCATCATATACAACAACCCCATCATCTACAACCCCATCATCCACAACGCCATCACCTACAACAACGCCATCACCTACAACAACGCCATCACCTACAACAACGCCATCACCTACAACAACGCCATCACCTACAACAACGCCATCACCTACAACAACACCATCATATACAACAACACCATCATATACAACAACACCATCATATACAACAACGCCATCATATACAACAACACCATCATATACAACAACGCCATCATATACAACAACGCCATCATATACAACAACACCATCATATACAACAACACCATCATATACAACAACACCATCATATACAACAACACCATCATATACAACAACACCATCATCTACAACAACACCATCATATACAACAACACCATCATATACAACAACACCATCATATACAACAACACCATCATATACAACAACACCATCATATACAACAACACCATCATATACAACAACACCATCATATACAACAACACCATCACCTACAACAACACCATCATATACAACAACGCCATCACCTACAACAACACCATCATATACAACAACGCCATCACCTACAACAACACCATCATATACAACAACACCATCATATACAACAACGCCATCACCTACAACAACACCATCATATACAACAACACCGCCACCTGCTAAAGTTATTACAAATGTTTCTTTTGGTCCAACAAAAAGTACAATTCTTGATACTTTTACATTAACAAATCCACTTACTAACAACTGGGTAGGTACTACAGTCTCTAATAGTTTTGTTTTATTAAAAGGTTTCAAAGTTTTGAATATTAGTTTTAGCGCACAAAACGACCCTGTATATACTTATAAACCAGATAATAGGGAAGTGGTAATTAATTATAAACTAATAAACAGTTTAAATATTACTGTTGTAAATAGCAGTTTTCCTTCTTTTATAACAAAATTTGCTTCTATGCAATCGTATTCTTTAAAAAATACACATTATGACGCACAATTACCACCTGATACTTATACAATAAGTTTTGATGTTAATCCATCAACTGATATATTATATAAAAATATAAGTGTTAGTATTACTACAGACACGATTACTAAACTACCGTCTAATATTAATATGTTTGATGGATGGATATTTGGATCTACTTTCGATGAAGGAGGACCTTCTAATGGCGATCCTGAAAAATGCCGACAGTTAGCTAATGCCGGTAATGGTAAATATATTGCTTGGGGTCATCGAAATAACACTCATCCTGATCGAAATGCTAGGGATACATGTTTTTTATATAAAACTATACCAGAAAGTAAATCACTTCTTGACCAAGAGTACCATTCAACTGGATGTTTAACGTCCGGACAAAACGCTTCAAAAGGTTGCATTTCACAAATTACATTCGGCGATGTAAATAATCCAGTATTTATAAATACTCCTGCTATGCATAAGGGAAGCGGAGGTAATATTGGAACGCTTCCTTTTACAGTTGGAAATGGTACTAAAGTTTTTACTTTTACATACACGCCTGTGAGTATCGATGCAAGTATAACTTATGTTCGAACACGAATTAATTTTTACGGTCCAAAACCGTATGAAATTTACAGAGAATTTAATCCTGTAAATGGGAATTTTATTCTAACCGATACCGTTGATAATACTAAATTACCAGCTGGTACATATTCCCTAAATATTTATGTTGATTACGGTGAAATGTTTGCTATCGAGTGCACTATTAAAAACGTCTAATTAATTAGATTGTGTAGATTCTACAACGATAAAATTACTTATACTGATTTTATAATAAATTGAATTAAAAATAAAGATTTTATTTAAGTTTTAATTCACTATGGATTTAAACGATATTAATAATTGGAAAGATATGTATTATAATGAAATGGAAAAAAATAAAATTTGTGAATTAATAATTGAAGCATTAAAAGAAGAAGTTATTGAAAATATAATGTCTATTGAAAAATTAGAGAAAGCAAATAGAGAATACATAAAACAAAATAATAAAATACAGAATAATATTCTACGTTTTGATGAAGAACGTAATATACACTCGTTCAATAATATAGAAAATATAGAAAATATAGAAAAAGATAATTTTGAACACAAAGACAACTATAATATACTCGAAGAAAACCGACTAGAATATAATGAACATATAATAGAAGAGATTCGAAAAGACCATGTTGTAATAGCAGCCAACCATTTTTTTCAAAAATTGCTAATATCAGAGAATAGGTTGAAAGAAGCGCGTGAGGAGTATGACGAATTGGAGGAAGACTACAATGATACGAGGGAAAAAATGTTAGAATATCTCGAAATGACATCCGAAATGCCATCCGAATTTGAGAAGAAGGTTAGAGATAAAGATGAAGATTTAACGCGAATAATTGAAAAACATAATTCATTGGTAGGTAAATACAATGAATTACAAAGAGATCATATTACATTGGTAGAACAATACAATTCTATAATACTATCGCGAAGAGGGGTAGAAATAAACGTAAATCTTTATCGCCAATAATTGTCCAATTATTGCTATTGAAGAAATAGAATTTTTTTGTAAAATTAATAACTTATAAAGTAAAACAATAATTGTATATTTAATAAAATATTTTATTAAATATTAGTAAATCAATCACCTATTTTCAGGTGATATATAAGGCATATCCAATTCATCGAAAATACCTCTCTCTGTTTTAATATCTACAGATTCCCCTATTTGGTTATATAAACCGTGTTGATTTAATTTATATCCTTTTTTAAGTGCTTCACCCCTAATAGAAATATTAAATTCCTTACTCCCTGTAAAATATAATAATCCGGTCGGAATTTCTTTTTCAGGTAAAAATTCAATATCAATTCTAAAATGATTAATCTTGCATTTATTGCAGCAACCGACACCCATAAATTTTTCAGACCGAATGCCTAAAATATCGGTTATCAACTTTTTTTCTACCAACACATCAACCATTTCTCTTAAAGTAAAAACTCTAGAACTGATTAAAATATCTATATCACCTGACACCATTTTCTTTCTCCTATAAGAGCCCGCAACTATTAATTTATAACTGTTTTTACCGAAAGCTTTATTTAATATATACCTTACACAGACTTGATATATATTAATATATTCTCTTGATAAGGGTCTTAATAATTCTTCATAATATTTAAGACCTATTTTCTGCCCATCTGTTAACATAGAAGGGTTCGCTCTTAGTTCTTCTATAGATCTAAAACCGGCTTCCAATAAAGAAGAAGCTTTAACAGGTCCAACACCCCATATATTTTTAAAAGATTGGAGAATTAATTCGTCTTCGCTCCCTTTAGGAAGCATCATCGCCTTAATATCTTCTACTTTTTTAATTTTACCAGTTTTAAGATATTCTTCAATCTTTGAAAGGGTCGAAGAACCTATTCCCTGGAGTTTATTTTTTCCAGAAATCTGACCTATAGTATTTATTTTACCTTTAAAGTTTTCAATAGATTTAATAGCGTTTTCATACGCTTTCGCTCTAAAAAAATCGTTCTGACTTATGTAATAGTTTTTAAGAATTGTAAAATTATAAATTAACTCATTGTTCATTTATTGATAAATAATTTTATAAAATTTTAATTTAATACATTATTTTAAAATCGAACAACAAACAACACACAACAAACAACACACACAACACATTATTATATTTCCAAACACCCGAAGGCGTTTGGAAATATCAACCCATATTTCAAACGAACAGTAAGAGGTGCTTACTGAAAATTAACATTCACGCGCAAATCGTGCGGGAGTAAACAAGTTATTCCAACATTCTCATACGACTCGCTGATTCTATCCACAAACCTAGAAACCTTTTCATCGTAATATGATGTAACCACATCATCTTCCTGTTCATCAATAAGTACGACAGTAGCCTTCTTATTGAAAAACTGAGAAATAGGAGCCAAACATTGTTCGGCGGAGACGTTGCGTAGGGTATCAACGTCAGCAAACTCATCAAACTTACTCCTGTAGGAAATATTAACGAAATCGACATTTGAAACGATGTCAAAATCAATGCTTCTCAAGCATTCAAATTTATCCAAACATCCAGAATCAAATTCATTACCGTTCTCATTTCCTTCATCATCAATAGCGTAAACGTGATAAATTTCTAAAAAGCTAGATTCGAGAATATAGCGATTGTAGAAAACTTCATCGACCGTCCCATAACGTTCGTTAACAGAAGAAGAAATAACTGTCTTAACGGGAAGACAGTTAGCAATCGGAAAAATGTCAAATAAAGCACCCTGGTAAGTCGTAAACACCAACACTCTTACCGGTCTTATAAAATCCAAACATTCCAACTGCAATTCCTTAGGTAGCGAAAAAAACATCTTATTATCCATAGCCATAATAATAAGCAACACAAAAGCGGGGTATACTTTTATCTCTAAAAATTTATCTGGAAAATCAATTTTTTTAACGATTTTCCCTAAAGTGTCGCGGTAAAGCGTCTATATAAATAATAGAAAAACATTAGAGATAGAGAAATCAACGTAAATATATATAAATAATAGCGGTATTTATTATTCCCTTTTGTAACAATAATATTTTTTGTAGCATCAGAGTATATTTTATTCATCGTATGAATCTCGCTGTTTTTATCACCCGCCAAAGGATTTCCAACGATTCCGCATCTTCTATTCCCACACTGTTCATCAAAAACATTATGATTATTATAATGGAGTTTATACGAATCTTTACACGAACTATATGGAGGTGAATCGGCTGTTGGTAGTATTGGAAAATTCTTTTTAGAAACGGTTTCTAAGATTCTATTCGCCCCTTCTTTCGTTATAATATAAAAAGCACAACTCCATAACGCATATTTTTTCCACACTAATTTTTCAGATTCAAAACAGGATGGTTTGGTATCTTGTTGAGATGATAAGAAATTGAAAAGTACCCCTTTTCGAGGTCTATTCACCCACCCCTGTAAAAATAACTTTTTAAATTCTGGGTGAAAACAAAGATCGTCCTCCATAATCAACGCGGTCGGTATATTTTCTTGAACCATATATTTATATAAATATAGATGACTACAAGCACAACCTTGTTGCCCCACACCAACAGAATCATATTCTATATTTTTAATAAAAGTTTCATTCAATGTAGATAACTTTTCAGGATCTAAAATTGAAAATTCGGGTAATTGTTTCCTCATTTTAGGTATCTCTCTCATACCGTTAAAACCTCTCATTCTTTTATAGTTAGTTATACCAACAGATGTTAATTTTTTCTTCATTTTTCTAAACCGAATTTTCGACTTATCCATATTAATAAGAAAAACATCGTTAATACCGCTTGCCGTTATAAAATCGGGATTATTAACTACCTGTTCTAATCTACTATTATCTACCTGAAATCTAGGTACAAATCCCATATACTCTATTTCTATAGGTTCTAATTCTTTCTTATATTTTCCATAATTTGTAATATTTTTTCCTGTCATCTTTTTTAGTAGAATTAATTTTTATTGGTTATAATTTTAAATTTATAAAATAAAATAAATCTAAAAAATGATATTTAGATAGATAATTTTAAATTTAAAATTAGTCGAATGGAGTCTTATATTTTTTTCCCATACTCTTGGTATTTAGATGAAAATGAAACAGAATTAACAGTGATAAGAGTTTACGGACTCGATGAGAATAATGACAGTATATGTGTAAGAATAACAAATTTTACACCGTATATATACTTAGAATTACCAGAAACAATAAATTGGAATTCTTCAAAAGCTCAACTTTTTGGAGATGAGTTAGATAGAATTTTGAAAGATAAAAGACCTTTAGAAAAAAAATTAATGTTTAAGAAAAAATTATATGGTGCGAACATCGATTCTAACGGACAGAAAAAACTATTCCCGTTCTTAATGTGTTCATTCGCTTGTAGAGGTGATATCAGAACTTTAGAATATGCTTTGAAACGAAGACTAACTATTCCAGGATTAGGAAATTTACAGATAAAAATGCACGAACAGGATGCCGACCCGATTTTGCAGCTCGTATCGTGTAGAGATATTCCTACGGCTGGGTGGATTTCATTTTCCGGTCGTCGAATCGAAGGCGATATTAAAGATACGTTATGCACGCATGAGTTCGATGTTAAATGGAAATCATTGCGGAAAGTTGTGCGTGATACTCTACCGAATCCTAAAATAATGGGTTTTGATATCGAAGTGAATTCTACGAACCCTTCCGCTATGCCTAAACCTGAGAAACCGGGCGATAAAGTTTTTCAAATCTCTTGTGTTATCTCCGTTCAAGGGACAGATGAATATAGAAATTATCTTTTAACTTTAGGAGAACCTGAGCCCGACGTTGTAGGTAGAGATACAAACATCTATATGTATCCAACGGAGGCGCGATTACTTTTAGGATTTACAGAATTAATACGCGAGGAGAATCCGAATATCATTGTCGGTTATAACATTCTAAATTTCGATATTCCTTATATGATTGAGAGAGCTAAATTCTGCGATATGATTAGAGAGTTCGACACTCAGGGTTTCCATAAATACAATCACGCGAAAGAACGAACGATTAAATGGTCTTCATCCGCTTATAAGAATCAAGAATTCAGTTTTTTAGATGCGGAAGGGAGATTATACGTAGATTTACTACCACTCGTTAAGAGAGATTACAAGATGGACAATTACAAATTGAAGACAATCTCAGAATATTTTATCGGACAGACGAAAGACCCATTATCCGTTAAAGGTATTTTCAAATGTTATAGAATAGGTATTAAGCGAGATGAAAACGGTATTTATAGCCCTAAAGCTAAAAAAGCACTGGGAATAGTTGGAAAATACTGCGTTCAAGATTCGGTTCTCGTGGTTAAGTTAATGGAAAAATTACAGACATGGGTCGGTTTATCAGAGATGGCTCGAACGTGTAATGTTCCTATATTCACACTCTATACTCAGGGACAACAGATAAAAGTATATTCTCAGATATATAAATATTGTATGTATGAGAATATAGTAGTTGAAAAAGATGGGTATATAACGAAAGACGATGAACGATATGTGGGCGCTCACGTGTTTCCACCCGTTCCAGGCGTTTATGATAATGTATGCCCGTTCGATTTCAATTCTCTATATCCGTCAGTGATCATAGCGTATAATATAGATTATTCTACTATCGTATTAGATAATAGTGTGCCTGATAATATGTGTCATGATATGGAATGGGAGGATCATATCGGTTGCGTTCATGATGAGAAGATGATTAGAAAAAATGCTCTATCAGAGTTGATAAATATTCAAAATGCAAAAATTAAATCGGTTCGTGAGAAAGCTGGTAAATCGTTAGATAAATTTAGAAAAAAAGAATTGGCTGATGAGATAGAACTGATGAAAAAAGAGATTCAACCTTATATGAAAGAACGCTCAGAAATCTATAAAACAAAACCTAAAAATCCAATGTGTGCTAAACGCCATTACAGATTTCTAAAAGAGCCTAAAGGCGTACTACCAACCATTTTAAAAAATCTTTTAGAAGCTCGTGCGAATACGAGAGAAAAAATAAAAGGAAATAAACAACTGATGAAAAATAATGAAAATGAAGAAGAAAAAATAGATTTAGAATCGTTAAATGTAGTTTTGGATAAAAGACAGTTAGCTTATAAAGTATCGGCGAATTCTATGTACGGTGCGATGGGTGTTAGAAGAGGATATTTACCGTTTATGCCCGGTGCGATGTGTACAACTTATATGGGTCGTGTTAGTATTGAGCGAGTTGCTCGGATCATACCCGAACAATATAATGGAGAATTAGTATACGGTGATACAGATTCTAACTATATACATTTCCCAGATATGACTTCTACACGCGAATGTTGGGCTTTCGCGGAAAAAGTAGCGGATGAAGTGTCCGCATTATTTCCGGCTCCTATGCGTTTAGAGTTCGAAAGCACGATTTATAGCAGATTCATGATTTTGACAAAAAAACGGTATATGTACCGTTCATGTGGTAAGGAAGGGGTAGTAGATAATAAGATTGGAAAAAAAGGTGTGTTGTTAGCGAGACGAGATAATTCGCAAGTTATAAGAAGTATATACGAAGGTTTGATTGCTAATATATTTAACGGAATGGAAAAGAACGATGTATTATACTATCTAATACAAGAATTTAATAAATTATGTTCTAAATCGTTTGAGAAGACTGATTTCGTTATAACGAAATCGATTGGAAGTTCAACATTCGATATCGACGATATTCAAACAGTGATTAACGAGAAGGGAATAAAAAAAGTTAAACTCGGTGATTATACTGTCCCTTATTTACCTACTGAAGGAGAAGAAAGAGAACATCTTCTAAAATTAAAAAACGCCGAAACCGATGAAGAATATTACGTTAAATGCTTACCGGCGCAAATTCAACTGGCTGAAAAAATGCGAAGACGTGGTCATAGGGTAGATGTCGGTTCTCGTATAGAATACGTTATAACAGTTCAAGAAAGTGCAAAAGCTAAACAATACGAAAAAATAGAAAGTTATGATTATTATAATCTACATTCGGAGATTATAGAATTAGATTTTATGCACTATCTCAAACTCGCATCGAATCCGGTAGATGAGGTTTTAGAAGCTGTTTTTAAAATCCCTAATTTCGTATTGAATCAATACAATTTCAGATTAAAAACGAGAACTAACATGTTATCGGAATTAAGGCGGTTATTTGAACCCAAATTAATTTTTTACAAATAAATGACACACCGCTATATCACTATTTAAAATCTTATTAATATTTATATATAAATATTAATATGTCTAAAATGCTTAAAAATATTTTTAAATATGTTAAATGTATGTTTCCCGAAAAAGATGATACTTATCCAACCGCTGTTATAGCATGTACTAATCAAACTAATGCTTTCGATAATTTTACATTTAATAACACACCCTATTTATGTTTTACAAGAACATTTTTGAAGGGTAGAATTGTTGATATTTCCGAAATGAATATTATTACATGCATTGTAAAAATTGTTGATGATTTTTACGTTAAATTAATTTTTAAGTTAGCCGAGGTAGAAATACCGGTACCTTATATAAACGGAGAAAGTAGTAAAAAATTAATTTATATGTATAGAAAGAAATTGTTTGAATTAGTAACATATAATTCTATAGATGTAAAAGATACTATTTCACGTAAAGATATGCGTAAAATATTAAATTCTCGTGTTTATCTTATAAACATATATTGCGGAGAATTCGATTTTTACGGTAGATTATCAGCTTGGATATATCCTCATAATAAAGGTAATTTTTTTGATAAATCACTTTCTTTTAATCGAGTATTAATGAGTGAAAATTAATACTCGATTAAAAAGTAAATATATTTATAATAAAATATAAATGCAAACACGTAGTAATACACAAAGTATTGCATCAAATACGGGAACCGTACTACAAACAAGCGCGGTTCCCACGCAACAAACAAACACGGTACCACCTGATTATGACAGGTGGATAGAAAATTCAATAAATGACATACTCGCTCTTCCTTTATATGAATCATTAAAATTATCTAACACCGCTAAGAAAGACATTAAAGGTTATATACAACAGAACCTTACCGCTATTCCTCAACGTCTTACAATAACCAATATAGAAGAAATTTTTGACATGTATAAAAAAGGTCTAACTTACGAAGATGAATATTATCCTGACAATGAAGCCCTCAATATTTACGGCTTTAATACCTATTTTTTAGAACCGCTCGTAGCAAGATCACCTCTTTATAATTTATATATAAATCTTTTTGAAACAAAAAACACTAATGAATCCTGGATAACAAGAAGCAACGTTGTTAACTTTTTTTTCCCGATTGAATTTGAAATATCTGATTTAATCTCATCAACAGGTACGGTCGGTGAAAAAAAAATAAATAGCAATCTATCACCACATCCGTTAAAACTCACGGATAATTTATATGAAACATATATAAATTATAATAATCGTAATAGCAATGGTTCTTATAATAACAAAAAAATCGATTCTACTTATTATATTAACCGGAGTTATACATTTTCGCTTTTAGGTGAAATGTTTGGACAGATTTCAAACAGAAATCAACCAACAGTTTTCGGCCAATTAAAAAACATGTTTATCGGGCAAGATGCCGCTGATAGTATTTTTAACAAAATTGAATCATATCTTGTAAGAGCGTACTTATCTTCAACATCAAAATTTAAAGATGTACATTTTAATTATTTCATTTCAATTTTAAAAAATAAGTGCGAGTTGGTGGATAATTATCCACCAACTCCAAATCTAATCGAATATGGTTTTGATAATGGCTGTATTAAAAAAATAAAATTGTTATTAATGTTTGACAATATCCACGATTTTGGAAAAAATAGAGGTGATAATAATAACCCCTCGGACTATTATCACACATCTAATTTTAAAAGGGTGTGTGCGGCCAATACACCACAAGATGACAACGACTTTTGTTTTATAAATTATATACTAAAAAATCATATCACGCCTTTATCTCAAGAAATTTTGGGAAGGAATATGCTCTTTAATTTTAAAGACTGGGAAATTACTAAAGATACTACTACTAAGCTTATAGACAGCGTGTTTAGCAATAATTGGGAATTTGAATTACTTAAAAAATTGGGTTCAAAATTAAATTATATTGGTACATATGACTTTCATGTAACCGATGCTAATAACACATTTATTAGAACAATACTGTTACCAACATTACCACAACCACCTGGTAATGTTGGTGATATTGTAAATGACACTATGTCACCTAACGATACAAAATTACTGAGGCGTATATTAAATTTTAAAGAAAACAATAATAAATTTTTTTATCATAAAAAACTATTAAATTCTATTTTTGACGGGTATTCTGGTTCTACACCCAAGGATCCTGATCCTGCTACTTATGACGTATATAATAATCAAAACCTTAACATACCTTTCCCGTATAATAATCCAAATAATACGGAAAATATTATGTATACTTCTTATAGAGACCAGACGCTAAAAAAACATGTTATACGAAATTTTCCAAATAGATTTGGAATAGGTGGTACAGATTTCCGGAACGGAACCGTAACCGTAACCGGAACCTATGATAGGGCAGACAACGTTATTATAAAACCTAACGGTACAAGCAATGCAAATATTGATCATTTAACTACAGTAGCTAAAAGAGCAAAAGAACTTTTAAACGGTGATAAGAGGAATCATCCTCTTAATGTAAATATGCTTTTTGCAGACAACATTAGTTTTTTTATAACTTTAAAAGCGTTGGGTGATTTTACACAATTGCTTGAAGCTAAAATAAGAAATGCTATTTTTATAACACAAGATTCTATGCAATTTATAATCGGTGCTTTTATAGGAACTAAAATGTTAAAAGTTGGTTCGGACGGAAAAATTTATTATGCTAATATGGACCCGCCAACTCAACAACAAGTTCTACCACCGCCACCACCTCAACAACAAGTTCTACCACCGCCGCCACCGCCTCAACAACAAGTTCTACTACCTCGCCGCCAAGTTCTACCACCGCCTTCACCTCGCCGCCCAGTTCTAAGAACACCACCGCGTGCTTCGCCTCCAACACCGCGGCGAAGCACGCGGATCTCATCACAAAAAAAACAAAGAACATAATTAGTTAATAATAAATTTTACAAATATATTTGCGCTGTTATTAATATTTTAAAATGTTTTTAAAAACATTTTAAAATATTTATTTCTATTTATTCTATCAAATTAAAACCGTCTATTCATTGATTCAATCAAGCGACTAAAAGCGTTTAAATTTGTCCAGTCTGAGCGTTTTGGTATAGCAAATCCAAAATCTAAAACGTACATTTTACCGTTTTTATACATAAAATTTCTTATATTAGAATCGTTCTGAACTACGTCTGTTTCGTCAAGTTTTTCTGCTACATGGTATAAATCGGCTATCACTTCTTCTTTGGTAATTTGATTTTGTTTAATCAAATCTAACAAACGATAATCCATTTTTTCCATCACTATATATTTTTCTTCAGGGTTAATATCAAAAACTCTCGGAACCACTCCAGAATACGAGGCTAAAATTTGAAATAACCCTTCCT